ACTGTCGGGCACCGATGTCAAGGACCTCAAAGGCGACGACTTCGAGGACCTGGCTCTCGACGATGTCGAGACACAGCCCAAAGACGCCAGCATTCACGCGTTCCGCGCGTTCGACCACTGGCTGGCCAAGGCCACCGGTCGCACGGCCCGCCAGCATGGCAACGCCAACTACATCCGCCGGGCGGCAGCTTCCTATGCCAAGGCCAGCCGCAATCCTCAGGCCACGCTGCAGGGCCTGTTCCCGACCCTGGAATACATCTTGGCCGCGGCCAGAAGTAACGAGGATACCCAGACCCGGAGGGCCAATATGCGCCGTCACGCCGAAGACACGTCGCTGGAAACTGCAGCGCCGGATGGCCGTGTCGACGTCGAGGCCCCCGTCAAGAATGTCACTGACGAAGAGGCGCAAGCCAGCCAGTTCGATCTAGGCGACTTCGCCAACAATGCCGGTGACGACCTCGCGGATCCAGTTCTGGATGTTGTGGACGGAAACGCGGGTACCTGGGCTCCCGACAAGGGTAAAGAGTCCTCGGTGAAACTGGCCACGGGGGTGGAGGCGGTTCGTTGTGCCGACGCCTACATCAAGGCCATGCCGAACAGCTACAAAGACGCCGATCGGTGGAAGTTAACCGCACGGTTTGAAACGCTCCGCCAGCCCGTTGTCCGGGAGCGGATCCGACTCCTCGAAGCCGTTGTCGAGGACCGTAAGCACACCAAGACGGCACGCAAGGTCACCGCTGCATCTTCTCGCGGGACCAAGGGCATCCCAGTGGGCTTTGCGAGCGGTCAGCGTACCGCCGCTTCCCAGAAGGTTGCCGCATCTGATCCCGACACCGACAGCCTGATGTTCTTCTCCTGAACTAAGGCCTACCTACACCTCTGAAAGGAGGCGAGAAAATGTTTAGACCCACAGTCGCTAACCCGGCTCAGAAGCGGACCTTGCGCCCGATCTACGCCCAGCACCAAGCGACAAGCTATGGCGGGTTCCTGGACCCTGCATGGGCCAGAACCTTCGATATCCTTCCGGGTACGGTGATGAGCCGCCTGACGGCGGAGGTCTTCACCCCGTTCACCACTGGCTCCAGCGGTACCTCCGTTGTGGGCTCGGGTGCACCTGTGCTCCCGAGCACGAACGCCAAGCCCTTCGGTCTCAGCGCGCTGTTTGTGGCGCCGAACCTCGGCATCGATGAGGTCACTGCCACCGGCACGAACTTGTGCACGGTATGGGTGGGTGGCCCGGACGCGGTCTTCGAGATCCTCGCACCCGCGTTCGACCTGAACGCCAACTGGGCGGGCCTCAACCCGACCGACGGCGGTCGGGTTCTTTTGACGGCCAACAACGTCGGCCTGCTCACCCCCACCGGTGCGACCAACTTTAACGCGGTCGCTGAACTGGTGGACGTCGAGTCGACTGACGTGATCTTGGTCAGATTGAACCCATTCAACTTCGCCAGCAGCTTGTCTGCTGTCGGTGGAAGCTAAGAGGAGGGCGACATGTCAACACCTGTGGCCACTGGCTCCGGCTTCGGCCGATTCGCGAAAAAGAGCGACGAGTATGTCTCTGACATGACGTCTGTGATGCGCAAGATGGGCGGCAAGAAATTGTCCGCCCGCGACAAGCAGATCAAACTCAGCAACATCCTCGGCGACCGTCAGGCCGGAATGATCCGTCTCGGCCAGTCCATGATCGGCCCGATCCAGCTGCAGCTGCGCTACCAAGGCATTCTGCGGAACGTCCTTCTGGAAGACACTCTGACCCCAGGCGTGCCCATCCAGTACGACATCCTGGACGACCTGGGACAGGCGTACTTGCTGCACGGCGATGAGGGTGAAATCAAAATCACCCCCTTCGAGGGCAAGCGCATCGAGATCCTTCTGTTCAGGATCGCGTCGTTCCCGAAGATCAAGAAGGAAGACCTGTACTACCTCCGCAGCAACATCGTGGAATACACGCAGGACATGACCAAGCAGGCCATCATGCGGCAGGAAGACAGCCGTCTGGTGACTCTGCTGGAGGTGTCTGCCGCGGAGTACCGTACGGTCGACCCGACTGCAGCGCCGACAACCGGTGCACTGCCCAACGAGATCCAGGTCGCAGGTACTTACCTGTCGCCCGACGATCTCTACACGGCGGTGACCTTCACCGATCAGCGCATGTTGGACAGCACTCGTCTGCTGTGCAACCCCCAGGAGTACCGCGATTTCTACCGGTGGGACATCAACACCACCGGTTGGGCGTTCAAGGACTCGGTGGTTGCCGGTGAGCGGATCGTGCAGTTCGGCGAGTTCCAGATCGGTAAGTCCATCATCATCCCGCCGGGCACCACGTACCTGACTCCGGATCCGTCCTTCCTGGGCGTGTTTCCGGTCATGTACAGCTTGGACGTTGAAGAAAACAACCTAGTGGAGCAATTCCATAAGGGATGGGTTATGGATGAGCTCGTCGGAATGGCTGTCCTAAACCCACGCGGCATAATCATCTTGCGCAAGAGCTAACCACTCTGAAGCAGTACGCTGCAGAGATGCCCCCGTAGCAAACACGCTGCGGGGGTTTTCTCGTGAGTAAAACTTTCTCGTACAAATTGTTCCACCAGTAGATAAACTACATAGGTCGAGGCCGGTACACACGGAAGAGAATTATGTGGTAGAGTGAACTCTATGGACGAAGCTGGTTTCCTCGAACTGCACGCACAAGGCCTGCCCGATATGGACATTGCCGAGGCCCTGCTGGGCAACCGAGAGAAAAACAGTGGCCAGCAGGTGGCCCGCCTGCGCAAGAGGTACGGGCTGCCCCCCAACAGGGGGAAGCGGGGCCCCAAGACAGACACCTCTCTGGATGATGAAATTCGGCGGCTCTACCAAGAAGAAATGTTGACTTGCGAACAGATTGCAGAGCGCCTGAACCGTGGTGCTCCATTCGTCTATGACCGCCTCAAGAAGATGGGGGTTCATGAGGGTAGGTTTACCAGGGGCCGGTACGGTCTGTCACTAAGCCCTCCTGCCGATCTCATCGAAACATGGGAGGCGTCCATCCAGGACCATCACGACAAGTTGCCCGGACGCATCGTCACCCAGGGTTCTGCGCATCGAGTGGCGAAGCATTATGGAGTCTCCCCCCAGGTCGCGACCAATTGGCTCAAGGGGGCCGGAATGCTGGGCGAGCGCTTGCCCGAGCTGGACACCTGGAAGGCCCTCTACGAGGCCGGAATGACCTGTGAGGCCATCGCAGAGCGTGTTGGGGTCAACTATGCCACAGTGAGTAAACACCTCAAGTTACAGGGCGTGGAGGTCAAGAATGGTTACTCCTACGAGGAGCAACTGCTTCGCGAGTGGATGGAATCCCTGGGGGTTCAGGTTGTGGCGAACAGCCGCCGGATCATCGCCCCCAAAGAATTGGACGTCTATTGCCCAGATCAGCAGGTGGCCATTGAGTACAACGGAGAGTTTTGGCACCGTGCTGATCGACGGGGGGAAGACGGTGCCTTTCGTAAGACCATGATGTGCCAGGAGAAGGGCATCCGACTCATTCACGTTTGGCGACACTTATGGATCAACCCCAAGAAGCGGCCAATCTACGAGAACATGATCAAGCACGCCCTGGGACTGACTGAGCACCGTACCGGGGCCAGGAACACCCGCGTGGAGAAGCGCCCGGCCAGCGCCATGAAGCAGTTCTTCGAGGAGAGTAACATCCAGGGCTATCGGACAGCCAAGTGGGCATACGTCCTGGTGGACAAGAAAACCGGCCTCGACCTGATGTGTTACACCACCGGTCACGCCTACTTCGGTAACGGTACCTATGACATGGAGATCGCCCGAGGAGCCTGCAGGCTGGGCTGGAGCGTGAGCGGAGGTGCCACCAAACTGTGGAAAGCGATCATTGAAGACAATCCAGACGTCAATTCCATCGTTTATTACGTGGACCTGAACCACTACAGCGGGTCTAGCGTGGGCGTGCTGCCTGGGGCGAGACTTATCAAGGCCGGAGAGCCAAGCCTCTGGAACTGGTGGCCCAGGCTGGGCGTAATGAAGAACCGCGAACCCAAGCGTCATGCCGAGATCAAGGAGGCCTATGAGCGTGGAGAGGCGGTGCCTGTGTGGAACGCCGGAACCGCTACCTACCTCTGGACGAGGCAGCACACCTCCCGACCTGTTCCCCTCCCCTAACCCCTAATAGGTGAGGGAGGCTCCCAAATGGCACTCAAGATCCACCGCGGACAATGGCACAAACACCCTACCGTCCGGGCCGGTAACCAGCTCACCTTCGGCGAGCGTGCAGCCGACACCGTGGTCGCTGGGATGGGTTCGTGGCAGTTCATCATCTGGCAGACGGCTATCGTCGGGGTGTGGATCCTCGGCAACGTCGTCACTTTGCGCGGGATTGGACTACCGCACTGGGACCCGTACCCGTTTATTTTGCTGAACCTGGTGTTCTCTACTCAGGCGGCTTACGCTTCCCCACTGATCCTGATGGCCGGAAATCGTGCCGACAAGAAGCGTGAAGAGAAGGCTGAGCTCGACTACGAGACCAACAAGCGTTCTGAAGAGAAGATCGACAAGGCTCATCAGGCGATTTTGGATACGACTGCCACCATACTGGCCGCACTTCAATCGCCGGAATAGATATCCGACACCCTCTGTTGTGCATGGTGTTCGACCGATCACCCTTGACAACCCAAGTCAACGTGAGAGGCTTGACCCCATGAAGGAGACAGAGATGACGATCCCCGTCCTCAACGGCCGCAACCTGCTGGCTTTGATTCAGGAGTCAGAGGCCGAACGTCGCCGCGAGCGCTTCGAGCACCGTACCGGTGTCGTGCACGCGCGTCGCAACACGAAGAACCGGCGTGCCGAGGCTGTTGACGGTAACTCAAAGCGTGGCCAGGAATGGAAGCGGGAGGTTTGGTGATGACCAACCTCAGGCGCGATAATTTGAACATCGTCAAAATCCCCGCCGTAGGCCTTCGTGTGGGTGACCGGATCGTTCATCTTGGCGAGGTCACGCACGTATGGGTCACCGACGAAGTTATGGCAAAGGTTTACGACCACAGTGACGGCACCGTCTGTAAACATACTTGGCCACTCGATCACGAACTGTCAGTCCTGGTTGCAGGCAGCAGGGTTGATGCTTCATGAAATCCAAACAGGTCGACTTCAGCCGCGTCCCCCACAACGGGGGTACTGTCAGCGTCGATACCTCTCACATCCAGGGCGACACCTACTCGTACTACGAGACTGCTGCACGTAAGGATGAGGGTAAGTGGGTTCATCGTGAGTACTGGCAGATTTTAGACCAGTACAAGGGTCGTGATGAGGCTTTGGTTGGTCACCGGAAGTGGGCTAATCAGATCCGTGAGAGTGGTTTACCTGAGGTCGAGGAAGATGACGTAAGAAGGGATTATGACGAAGCGATGCCCGACCTGTGATGCGCTATGTCGGTTCGACACGTTCGGCGGCGCTGGTGCAGACATCGTTGGCACCTTTCCTGGTGGCGGCGATGGCTCAGGTTTACGTACTCGGCGGCAAAACGCCAACTTATCGGCGAGAGGAACTGCCAAATTAGCGACACAAAGGCGACCAAAATCGCCGCCATCGAAGCTGCTGTCAGTAAAATGCCTGACTCACACGGAAGGGAGGCGCTTTTTCTCATCGTGGAATATCTACGTTGCGCGCACCAGGGTGCCGATGTCGTCAACCCGTGATTTGTCATAAGACTCGGTTATCGGCTTTGCCAAAATCGCCACACGAACAGAGCCGGAGAAGTAATCTGTCTAGCCAACGGCTAGGGAGGTGAAAATGAAGATCATTGCGACACTGATTGCGGCCACGGCCAGCGCGTTCGTGCTGGGCATCGGCCCAGCTCACGCTGATTGTCAAACCGTCTGCTACGACAGCGGCAACACCGGCTACCACTGCGACACCAACTGCAACTGAAGGTTGTGGTAATCTAAACACGGCGCTTTTCAGGGGCAGCCACTGCACAGACAGAGCGGGTCCGAGCATTCGTCCAACATGCTCGGCCCCGCTTTGTTGCATTTGGTTCTTTCCTCGATTACAGTCCTATTTGTATTGGATGTGAACTGAGGGGGGATCATGATGCACATGCACGACGATCTACCTGTGCGCACCTATCGCGTCACGCTCATGGACGCCGCTGGGTCGGTTCATCAAATAGAGGTCAACACCCCCTGCACATGTGATATGTTCGACTTCGTCTCCGGCCTTGATCTTCCGATTGTCCCGATGTTCATGGATATCCACGAGAAGAAGGTTTCCGCGATCAACCCGGAATAGACCTCTGTGGTCCACCGCCCCGCCTCTGGAGAGGCGGGGTTTTCTTTTGCCTGACCTGTAGCCCGCCGCACTCCTGCACCTGAATAGGTGAAAGAGGAGGAGGCTGTCAGTTGGCTAGACAGAGTCTTGGTGCCCCACCGTCCAGACCCACTGACCTGGTTGATATCAACTGGGTCTATGCAACTTTCCCCTCTTACAGCTCGACTTTGACGCTGGGGACCAACTACACGGTCGTGCTGCCACCTTCGCCGATCGATCACACGATGTTTCTGTTGGAGGTTAAGGCCACCGCAACGATCATCGTATCGGTCCCCAACGGGACGCTTCTGACATCTGGTACGGCACCTAACCTCACCATCTTCTCCGGAAAGATCGGATTTCTCGGGTTTAGATACTCGGCCACTGCCGGGGCTTGGTTCCTATTAAGCGCAACAGCTCAGGTCTAAAGGAGATAAACGATGGCTGACGGCTTGGCGACAGTTGCCTTTGCGAACGCCCTGCTCAACACCGTGAACAACACCAGCTTCGCTATTGCGGCTACCTGGGTGCAGCTTCACACCGGCGCCCCGGGCGCCAGCGGTACATCCAACGTCTCCGCAGTCACGACACGCCAGCAGGCGACGTTCAACGCGGCCTCGGGCGGAGCCCTGGCCCTGGCCAGCTCGCCGACAGCCTGGAACATGACCACCTCGGAGACGATCACCGACATCTCTGTCTGGTCGGCATCAACCTCGGGAACCTTCTACTGGTCGGCGCAACTCGCGGTCTCCAAGACGGTGTCCAACGGAGACACGCTGACCCTGAACACTTGTGGTCTTAGCTTTGCCCCCCTGGCTGCCTAATTCCTCCACACCAGAGGAGGTGTAGCTCATGGCGGTAACCGATTCGTGGTCGTCCGGAAATACTTTCACTGCGGCGGACGAGGACCTTGTCGCGCGGGCGATCAATGGATCCGGGTGGTTGCAGCCCTGTCATTTCGCCACTACTGGGGCGGAGAGCTACACGGTAGGGTCTGGCAGTGTCAGCCAAATCGCGGGGACTGTGATCGATGGTGGGAACCCGGGCATCGGTGATCGGATTCTGATTAAGGATGCTCCCGCATCTACGGGCGGTGGATCGGCTTTCTCGCTCGAGCCCGGTAACGGCATATATCAGGTCACCGGAAACACCACGAACATTTCCCTGGCTCGAGTCTATGAGATGTCGGCCACCCCGGCGACCCCCTATGTGCCTTCTGCTGAGGCTGTGGCGGTCATGGCAGGCTCCGCTAACGCGGGCCTGGTCTTCCTGGTTGTCAGCCCGAGTACTCCCGCCTCGATCACCTACGGAACCACCAATATCAAGTGGGGTACGGTCTGCCCCGCGGCCGGTACCGGCCTGACGCTGAGTGGGACGACCCTGGCGCTGTCTGCGGGCACACAGACGAGCCTTGGCCTGGCCAACAGTGCCCTGCAGAGCGTTTTGGCGGGCACCGGCATCCAGGTGACCGGTGCGGCCACAGTCAACACCAACACCCCGGCCGGAGTCCTCAAGGGCGACGGGAGCGGTGGCTTCGCCACAGCGGCAGCCGGAACTGATTACACGAGCCCCACAGGCACCGAGAATCTATCGAACAAGACGCTCGACAACACCAACTCGATCACCGT